TTTTCACCACGCAGAACGCTATAACCGACAAGTAGCCCTTGGAGCAACGTATACTCTAGAACTTAACAGGATGAAAAAACAAAAGGTTGGAGCCGCTGCGTATAACAAGTTATCTCAAGATCAAAAAGACGCTATAGAACTAACTAAAGAACAAGAAGTAATAGCTGCAAACGAAGCTGTACTAAGAGCGCAAGAAATGAATGGAGGCGCATTTCTAGCTACGGCCCCCCGTTATGCTCAACAGGGTTGGGGACGTGCAGCGATGATGTATAAAACCTTTGGGGTTCAGATGTACGCCACGATGTTTAAAATTGCACGGCAATCGTTCCTTGTAGACTTACCAAAAAATTTAAAAGAACAACAAGGTGTATCAGATGCTGTAGCTAAAACTATGAGTCAAACCGCTTTTAAACAACTTAAAGGAATTATGGGGTCTTCAATTTTACTAGCTGGCGTACAAGGTGCGCCTATATACGGTGTTGTATCCATGATAGCAGATTTATTCCGCGATAAAGATGAGGAAGACTTTGATACTACAACACGACAGTTCCTTGGTGAAGGGCTGTATAAAGGTGGGGTTAATGCAATATTTGGTGTAGATGTGGCTAATCGTATTGGTTTGTCTGACTTACTTTTCCGAATGAATCCATATAGAAACCAAGATGCTGGTCTTCTTGATGTTGTTGGAGAAACATTCCTAGGGCCGGGGGTTAGTGTTGCGATGCAAGCATATCGTGGGGGTAAAGACATTACTGAAGGTAAAGATTTTTGGCGTGGAGTAGAAACTATGCTCCCAACTTCGGTGCGTAATGCAACTAAAGCTGCAAGATTATCTCCTTTATTTGGAGAGGGAGCAAAAGAAACATTACGTGGAGATATAATTGCTGATGATGTAACTAATGGCGAAGCGCTAGCGCAGTTATTTGGTTTTGCTCCCACTAAAGTTACATTTGAGCAAGAACGAAATATGAGTGTTAGAAACATAGATAGAGCCACAGGTGAACGCAGGTCTAATATATTAAAGAAACTTTACAGAGCTTTTAACGAAGGAGATACCGCTGGGTTTCAAGATGTATTAGATGAAGTTATTAAATTTAATAAAAGACATTATTATCATGCTATATCTAATGACACTATAAATAAATCACTAAGAACAGCATACGCTACTACGGCCTCCATGCACAATGGTCTTAGCATTAGCCCAAAACTACGTGCTACACTATTAAATCATAAAGATGATTACTGGGGCAGAAATGAGTGGAATTTACTTAATATCACAAAATTTGATGCTAGATAGTAAAAAACCCCCACCAGTTAAGGTGGGGGTAAGTTTGAGACGCTGAAAGTAGTCAAAGCGCCCCATTAGGAGAACGACAGACACGGAACTACGAAGATGGCTGTCCCGAAGACAGTATCACACCGTCCTCCAAATGCGAATACCTAATATTTTATCTTCTATTACCACTTTTGCTTCAGTTTTGTAGCCTTTCTCTACTACTATTTTAGCCGCTTGGCGCATTGCTTCCTCAGTATTTATACACGGCACGAACACAGAAGTACCTACGTCCATATCAGCCCACTTAACTACGATTCTAACTCCGTCAGGATTTAGATCGTCAGTCTTCAATACCCCTTGCTTCATTACTTTCCTCAATAGAACAACTCACTACAATAACATCAGTGGGCGGCAACTGCATATGTGTGCCTTTACTCAAGCGCATTTTAGTCTTTGTAGCACCCATATTAGTCTTTAAATCTTCTAAGAACGCCGCGTAGTTTATCTGTTGCTCACCACACCACGCTTTTAGAGGTTTCGGTATAAGGTAGGCTTTCTTTATGTCAGTTTCATATCTTGCTACTAACTTACCTCTGGGCAATGCTTCCGGCACAACAAGGGAATCCAATCCATTATCGTGCTGTTTACGAAGATCATCCGTGCTTTTAATCCACAAGACATTACTCCAATGTTCGTGGATGTAGTCGTTTAAGACCTCTTCTACAGATGCGTTCATATCTGACACGTAGTGTTTATTCTGCTTCAACATGGAAACAGCCCACTTAAATACCTTGCCTACATCGTAATCTATAAGCCCTGCACGTTTAGCTAACATAAGCCCTGCTATGGTATTAGTAGTAAATGCAGACCAGAATCTATTCTCAGAAGTAAGCCCTGCCTCAGTATCTATCTTAATTCTCAGATCCTCGATTAGTTTCTTAACTGCGTCTAAATTAGTTATGACGTATTGTATGTATTCTTTACCGGCCGTACCGTAGTAGTTACCTAACGCTACGCTAAAGTCATCCTGTATCTTTTTATCTTTTACTTTGTCAAATAACCTATCTACTTTTACTTCTAATATCCGTTGTGCCTCTGCTTTCGGCATGGCTTTTGTTATGCTTATACGCTCAATGAGGCTAGCATTACCTGTAGTGACCGCTAGTAACTTCCAAGCATCTCCCCTATAGCGTTCTGCGTTACCCCCACTAGTCATGCGTCCTCGTTGCCTACCGCCTGTAAGCTGATACGCAAGGTTACTTAACTCTCCCGCTTTAGCTTCGGTAAGCTCATCTAAGTATAAAGGAAGACTATGATATATCTCTCCTCTGTGCATTTTGGTGTTAAATGTATCTTCTTTTCTAAGTATAAGGTCTTCGGGTCTACCCCATATCGAAACCCCTGCAAACATGGCAGTTGTCTTCCCAACACCAGATTCTTTACTATGCAGGTGCAAAGCCGCACAATTTATCGGAGATAAGTTCATTAAAACAGAGCCGAAAGAAGAACCAACCACAAATTGATGTGCTTCAAAACCATCTCGGTTGTAAAAGTTTATTGTTTCTTTCCATTCTTCTAATGTGCCTTTAGGCTCAAACGAGGGGAACAAACCTATAGTCTGATTAGACGGAGGGTTAAATTCTACCCTATCCCCAAATATCTCCTGATTACCTAGTATAAACGATTTACATTCATCACTAGTCCAACCAAATTGTTTGTGTGCTTCATCTGCCATACTATTTGCCTGTAACTCGTTAACCCATGTTGTTGTGTAGTGCATAATCTCATCCATTTTACTTACAGCTACGCCGTACATAGACATTTGTTTGCGAAACTCTTCTTTAGAGTTTACGGCGGTTAAAGGTATTGTAAACTCTCGTACACCATCTTTTGGTAAGTGTAGTCGCATAACCACAGCTTCCCCTAGCTCACCATCCCATAAACGCCGAACAACATACAGATCGTTATGGTATATGGCTTTCTCAGTAACTTCTCCATCAGGAAGTGTTATCCTTGTATATATACCTCCATTTGCACCTCTGAAATATGGTGCTGGATAAGCAGGTATGGTGTACGTATTTATAGGAGCGTCAGGCAAGTCTATGGAGGGAGCTTCCACGATGTTATCTTCTTCAGTAGCTTCTCGTATTCTACTGCCTAGGCTTATAGGAGACTTCACCTTCCCTCGATGAGGACATTCGGTGCATACGTCAGGATTAAACTCGTCAAATGTATCGCACAGATACGGACCCTTTATAAGGTCCATTTTCTTTTTTGTGTCTTCTATATTGTACTCAGGGTGGTTTTTAGATAATACGTGCGCGGCTTTCTGTCCGTCTTCACAGAATTTAGCTATTGATAATCCTGCTCTCCACAGTGGCTCACTTATTTCTTCTTGATTAACGAGTATGTTTCTTATCTGTTCACACCCATTACCAGCTTTTATTTTATCAACTATATCTTTAAATGTGTTCTTCTTGTTACCAAGTAACGCTTCCATAACAGCGTTGCTACCAGCCGGTATGTGCCTAGTAGGAACTGGAATTAAAGTAGTACCCATATACTCTTTAAATACATCTATGTGCATAGGTTCAGACATATCTGTGCCGAAAAACCCTACAGGAGTTGGAGGGTCTGTCTTGTAATTATGAGTAGTAGGTATACGAAGAACCCTAGCGGCATCCGCTGTAACGGCAGGGTCTGCTAGTAGTTTATGTTCTACGCAGAGTTGTTTGAGTCTCTCTGCTACTGGTAGCCATTCTTCTATGCTAACAGGTTCTGACAAGAACCAATAAACATGAATCCCCCGGCCCGAATTAACTAACGTAGGTCTTGGCAAGTCCAGCTTCTTACAGAACCCTCGCAAAGCTAACATAGCTTCATTCTGGTTCTCGTAGTCTTTGCTAGGACCACAATCTAAATCTAAAAAGAACGCTCTAAGTTGTTCTACGTTGTTTACTTTACGTGACCCATCTTCTTTGAAAGTAGCCAGCGCAAAATACGCATCAAACCCAGCTTCGTCCAGTTCCTGCGCTTTTGTCAGAACAGCGTCTATGGAGTTGTAAAACTTTTGTACTCTCCGATCTTGTAACCGCAGAGATGCAAACACACAGTAAAAGCCATCTTCCCCTAACGCTCTCTGTAAGAATTGTTTTGTTTCCATTATCACTTACCTGAGAGAAATCCCCAACCACGCTAGGCGTGGTCAGGGTTATGTTAAAAGATTTAGTCGTCCCAATCATCCACAATAGCGTCAATTTCTGGGTCTTTAGCCTTTACAGAGGCAGACTTCTTAGCCACCTTTTTCGGCTCAACTATCTCTTCTACGACTTCTTCCTCAGATACTTCTAGCTCCTCCATACTTTGAAACGGATTTACGTTATCAGCCTCAAAGCCTTCAGTAGCTTCAAATGGGGACGACATCTGCATAGGCACGTAGTTTGTGACCTGCACAGCACCTAAACGCAAGGATACCCCAGTGCCAATACCTTTAGCATGATATGGTACGCATACCCCTGCAATGTTTATAGTACTACCTGTAGTAAGTAAAAAATCGTCAGGTAGTTTAGTATTAGACGCATCGTATTGTATTGGCTTTCTAGTAGCATCTTTATCGTACGCCCCCTTCAAAGAACTTTTAAACTTGTATGTTCCTTCTTCCTTAGTAAAAGGGTTATCAAACTTCTCAGGCCAATCATCTCCAGCCCTTTCTGAGTAAGCTGTTTTCATCTGGCTAAACAACTTCTTAGCTTGGTCGCTAGTCATACGAAAACCTACTTCGTATTTAGCTCCATCATCAAACACATCACAGGGTACAGAACGCTTCTCCTTACTATCAAACCTGTATGTTTTATCTAAACGAGGGTATAGTGCCTCTACTTGATTAATCATAAATGGTATTGTTTTAGGCTTATCAGCCATATTACTTCTCCTAATATTGAAACCCATCTGAAATCTCAAACGGGGATTTTGTGCTACCCTCAAATGGTGTGTAGTCCAATGTGATTGCCTGTGTCGTATCAACATGAGTAATCATATGTGTGGCTACATTAAATTCTTCATCCCGTAGAGGGCGAATTGGTTTGAAGAACAACTTCGGAGTGTTGCTGTTGTCGTCAAAGTATATTTCTGTAAGGACAGACACAATCGGAGTATTACGATTTGACAGAAACTCTGCGTATGCTTTCATAGGCATATGACCCCCTCTTGTTTGTCCAAATATAGACGTAGCAGGTAGCCTCATTTGGTATACCTCCTGCAATCTATCCACAGGTAAAACCGCTATTTGCTGTGCAAATCTGCAAGCTCTACTGCTTTTATAGCCTGACCCACGTATATTATGTGAGCAGTCCATACATCTAGCCGCTTGACGTTGTTCTTGTGGAACATCAAAAGATGGAGTTTGAGTATCTGATGACCAACAAGTAGGCAACATTAATTTGTCTGGGTCGTACTCACCTTCGTAATAAGACCTTGAAACAAATGCGGCATTTACTATAACAGCTTCGTATTTATTAGAATTTACTAATATATTTCCTTGATCGGAACATTCGGTAAACATTTTATCACGTATACTTATACGCTTCATAAATCTTCGTCTACTTCGTTGACTGTTTCAATCTCTTTACTACCTGCGGATAGAGCAGCAGTAACATCATCTATACAAAATCGATATGTATTGACTACACGAATGTAAGTATCTTCGGGTATATGTTTGTTCCTAACCCACCCACGTATAGTAGATATTGATACTTGTAGATGTTTAGCTAATTGTTCGATAGTTACGTAGGGTCCACTTTGAGCCATTATTTTTTCCTAACTGATATCATGTATTCACTGTCAACATTTAACCCTGCTGGTACGCACTCAGGGTTTTCTTCTAAAAATTGCTTCACGTTACCTTGATTTAGTCGCTTCTCAAAAAACTCAGGTACACCATTTTCTTCTACAAATTTGTACATAGATTCCCAATCACTAGTCCAGTAACGCGTCTTAACAGTCCGATAAAAAAGACCTTCTGAAGTTCGTACGCTTTCAACATCATGTTCTTTACAATGATTTAATAACGCTCTTTTTATAACGTCCTGTTGTGCCTGTAAGCCGCTGTCTTCTTCTTTGAATTTTGCCGATAGTTCGCTTCGTTTTGCTTTTATTTTAAGGTAAACTTTAGTTAGTTTATCCAGTTCTCCACTCATTCTTTCTTAGCCTCCTCTTTGCCAATTTGATTGTAGAGGGGAAGACCTCGCTGGCTACCGTATGGAGGTTTTTGCCGGAACTTCCCTATATACCTACAAATACTTGTAGAGTATGTAATTTAGTGACAAAGAGTACCTTAGTCAAGTAATTTGTTGTATAAATCTATAATTTGAGAGTGAATGTCTATTTTACTGTCTAATAAACGGTAAACGTGTTTCTCTACGAGTGAACCTTGTAGTTGCACGACAGTGCATTTGTGCTTCTGCCCTGCACGGTGTACACGTGCGTTAGCTTGAGCATAGGTTTCTAAAGAACTTGTTGGCCCCCACCAGACCACAGTATTTGCGGCTGTGAGGGTTACACCATGAGCGGCAGCGGCTGGTTGGATTATAAGCACACGAGGATCATCTTGTTCTTGAAACGCTTTAAATATTTCTGTGCGTCTACCAACTTTAACATCACCTTGTATAACAGCATTACTTACACCATCAGAGGTAAGTTTTTCTGATAATATACTTATAGCGTGTCTAAAAGGCACAAATACAAGCACCTTCTGGCTAGATTCATCTATAACTTCACGTAAAACCCTGTATCTGTGTTTTATATCAAACTCTAGTGTGTCCCCCTTATCGGTGTAGATTGCCCCACAAGATATTTGTAGTAATTTGTTCATGTTAACTGCCGCATTTACTGCGGTTATTTCTTCTCCAGCGGCTTGAACTACCATACGATTTCGTAATTCTTTATAGTATTTCTTCTGTTGACGAGTCATTTCGACTTCACGATTAGTGTATATCATATCTGGAAGATCTAAACAGTCCTCTTTAGTGTACCGTATGGCGGGTTGCAGTGCGTTAAACACTGTATCTATAGAACTTTCCTTGGGTATCCACTTGAAATTAGATACCTTGTACATCACCATATCACGAAATGAACCAAAAAAACGCGGCACTGCTGTAGGATTTACAAGTTTAGCAAGCCCATA